CGTACAGGTGGCGATGTTGTTAACTCCGAAGCCGTCCGTTTCATCGAATTTAAAGCTTAATAAAGGTGCTGAAAATGAGTACAAATAAAGATTTACACAATCAAATTAGTACAGGTGTGGCGATTGCATTAACTGCTGTTGCAGATGGTGAAGATGTTGCAGGTGTGGCAATTGATCGTCAAGGCAGCGATGGCTTAGAGTTCATTTTTCAAGTGGGTGCATATACCGATGGTAGTGTAACTCCATTGATTGAAGAATCGGACGATGATGTTACTTATACCGCTGTTGCTGATGCTGATTTAACAAACACAGAAGCAAGCGCGGCTTTAACCGCTGCGGGCGTTTCTAGCATTGGTTATGTTGGCTTCAAACGCTATGTACGGGCAACTGCCGTGACTGCTGCCAGTTCAACATTAAGCGTTGGTGCATCTTACGTTAAGTTTGGTTTACGTTTAGAAGGCACTGTAAACCCATCTTAAAACAATTAAGGCGGCTTCTCGGAGTCGCCTTTTTTAGAGTTATTTAAAATGTCTTTATTGATTAGCGAATCAGGCAGCGAACCGATTACAACAGCCGAAGCGAAAGCATGGGCAAAGGTTGAAAATAGCGATGAAGATAGTTTAATTAGCTCTTTGATTACGTCATGCAGACGTGAAATCGAATCATATACTAAAAACGTTTTACGGCCTCAAGTTTGGCAAACTGTTTACCAATTTGAATATCCGAAAACAATCTTTTATTCGCCACGTTTACAAGCAAGTAGCGTGACTGTAACGATTGACGATGAAGCCTATACTGACTTTACATTCAACGAGGTTACAGGTCGATTAAAAATTAATAACGAATACAGCTCAAGCAATGAAATCAGCATCACTTGGAATTGTACAACAATGCTTTATTCGTTAGCACCGTTAAAACAAGCTCTTTTAGATTTAGTCACTTATCGCTTTTATAATCGCGGTACTTATGATTTACCGCAAAACGTGCGTACTGTTTTAGACCAATACCGAGTGTTTAATGTATGAATATCGGCGAATTAAAGCACCGTATCAGATTTGAGCAAAATCAAAAAATCAGCGATGGTCAAGGTGGCTTTGATTCTAATTGGGTAGAGCTAGATAAATTATGGGCTAAAGCTGTCGAACAATCGCCACGCGAGCGTTTTTATCGTGGTGAGGAGCAACATACACAAGGCTTTATTTTTACGATTAGGCAAAATCAAGCAATAACAATACCTGCAACGAGAGATAGTTCTAATTTACGAATAGTGCATCGTGGCCAAACGTTTAGAATTACAGGCATCAGCCAAGACAAATATGATTTAGATTTTTATAACATCACAGCCGAACTTTGGGGAGGCGTGGCACAATGAAAATAAAAGGTGCGTTATTTTATTTACAAGCTGAGATTAGCGGCAATTACACAACAATTGCAGCGATGCAAAGCAATAGCATGACAATCAATCAAGAAACTGTCGAGATTACAGACAAGTCAATGCTATTTCGTGAGTTATTAGAAAACGCAGGTATTGGCAGCGTAAGCACAAAAGCTCAAGGCATTGTTAGTAATTCAGCAAGTTATCAATTTATCAAAGACTCTGTTATTAGCGGAACAATCATTAATTGCAAGTTGTTGTCAAACACAGGCGAAGTTTATAGTGGTGGTTTTTTAATTACATCGTTTGAATCATCGGGCGAATATAACAAAGCCGAGCTTGTTGCAATTACGCTTGAATCATCATGGACTATATCTTTAATTGATAATGATTTTAGATTGTTAGAGGGTGGCGGTTTTAGATTGTTAGAAGATGGCAGTCGTAGAATGTTGGAGGCCGCATAATGAGCGTTACTATTGGCCAACAGTTAAGCGATATTTTGCGCCGAAAAGTAGAGGGCGCATTAGTTATTAGTGGTGAAATGGTTGCAACTCAAGTTAGACGCAACATTCAGAAATCACCACGCGGCGGCAGAACTTACATTAAAACCAATCCGAACAGAGTACATAAAGCATCGGCAGCAGGTGAAAGCCCTGCTACTGATTTAGGGTTTTTAGTGCGCTCAATTCAAGTACAGCCTGATTTTGATAACTTGCGTATCCGTGTTGTTAGCCTACATAGTATTGCGCCTTACGCTAGACGATTAGAATTTGGTGATATGTCACGCAATTTGCAACCACGTCCTTTTATGTTTAAAGCATTGCAAGCGCAAAAACAAAAAGCCACAAACGTTGTGCAAAAAGCCTTGCGTGATGCACTTGCACAAATGCAAGGCGCGACACCATGAGCCTATTTAACGATTATTTTAAAGCGGTTTATGTTGCTTTGGATGCAACAACAGGCTTAACAGGAATTATTAGCGAATCGTTATCTAATGCTGATCCATTCCCTAAAATATGGATAGAAGATGGCGGCGCGGATGACTGGTCGAACAAAGATGATAACGGTTTAGAGGCGTTTGTAAACTTGCACGTTGGTAGCCAAAAGGAAGGAACGAAAGAAATTAGGGGATTGATGGATAAATGTCATGGTGCATTACATAACGTTGATTTAGTTTTGGCCCATGGTCAATCGGTGTTATGCCAATTTGTTCGGCATGACGTTGTAATAGATAGTGACGGCATTACACGTCACGGAATTATGCGTTTTAAATTATTAGTGAGTGAGGTGTAATATGGCTAAGTTTAAAGGTCGTGATTTGCGGATTAAAGTTCGCACAAGTACAGGCCCTGATGTTTTTACTGTCGTTGGTGGTGCGCGTTCTGACGGTATTACTATCAATAATGAAACTGTCGATGTTACAGACAAAGACGGTGCAGGATGGCGCGAATTATTGCAGGGTGCTGGCATTACTAGCATGAGCTTAAAATTGTCGGGTGTTGTTAGTGATAACACTGTTTTCACCGATCACATTATGGCTGCTGTTATGAACAATACCCATGTTGTATTAAAAATCGAATCAGGCTTAGGTGATGTTTGGCAGGGTTCTTTCGCTGTGCCAAGTTGTGAACGTTCAGGCGAATACAACAAAGAAGAAACCTTTAGCGCATCGTTTGAAAGCGCAGGTACAATCACTTATACCGCAGTTTAAGGTGACTTATGAGTAACAGAGGAATCATTAGTTTTAAATTAGGCGGCACTGAGTTCGACTTAGTGCCAAGCTTAGAGAATTTAGATAATTTAGAAACAGCGACAAATAAACCGATTTATATGGTCGCATCTAACCCTAAATTATCCGACAGTATCAAAGTTATTTTATCTTGTGCAAAACCAAAATATGGGCAAATACCTAATTGGTTTAATGCTCAAGGCGTATATGAGCAAATATGCAAAGATAAAATGATTATGGATATTTCGCTTCAAGTCGTTAAGTTTTGCACTAATATTTTAACCGCTGGTAGTGATACCGACATAAAAAATGTGGGTGCAGACGATAGCGAGGGAAAGTAAAAAATGGCAGCATTTGGTATCAATTATGGGCAAGTGCTGTCACATTTTTAAACATTCAGCCGCGTGACGCTTGGGCATTGACAGTTAGTGATTTTTGGATGCTTTGGGATGCGTACTTAGACAAAGTACAAATTCAAACAGGCAACAACTACACAAGACCAATGACAATGAATGAGTTTAACGAGCTAAACAGTTATTTGGATGAGTTACATGGCAACAACTGATGATCTAGTAATAAGTATTCGCGCCGATTTGGATACGCTTAATCGTCAGTTGCAGCAAGTTGACCAACGACTTAATAACACGCAGCAACAAGGCCAACAAACAGGTCAATCTATTGACGACAGTTTTAGTGGTGCGAGTGATTCCGTCAAAAACTTAGCGGCTGCAATCGGTGTTGCTGTCGCTGCTATGGGCGCAATGGCGGTAAGTGTTGCTAATAACGTCCGCGAGTTTAATTCGCTTGCTAGCAGTCTAGGTTTATCTTATACGCAATTAGAACGATTGCAGTCTATTAGCTCAAAAGCCAATCTTGAAACGGATATGATGATTGACTTGGCCAAAACGCTTAACGAGCAAATAGGCGAGGCGGCAAACGGCAATAAAGATTTTGAGGAATCATTTAGCCGACTTGGTTTGAAGATGGATGATCTAATCAAGATGGGCGTTGACGAGCAATTATTAACAGTTGCTCAAGCATTGGGCGAGGTTACAAGCCAAGCTGACAAAGCGCAAATAGGCGCAACGTTGTTTGGTGATAATTGGCTACCTGCATTAAAACTGACTGAGCAAAACGTTAAACAATTAGCTGATGAGTACGAACAGTTTGG